GGGGCCAGGGCCAATTGGCCGAAGGTGGCGTTGGACTCGGTGATGGCAGTGGCTTCATTGGGCAGCCAGTAGGCCGTGCCAGAGCCGGTGAGCTTGGGCACGGTGACGTTACCCACCAAACCGGTGAGCATAGTCATGCCGAGCTGGGCGGCACGGCTGCGGGCGCGCAGGATGTCGATGAAGTTGGCGGCCTGCAGGTCGGTGGCAACCAGGTTGCCGCCGGCTGTTGCGCTGCCCACGGTCAGGTCGCGCTTTTGCACATCCAGCGGCATGTAGAAGCCGTTGTGCACTGCTTCGGGCAGGCCGGTGCGCTTCAGGATTTCGTTGTGGCACTCCAGCTCGAACTCGGCACCCTTCCAGCTCTTGTCGGTCAAAGCGCGGATGGCCTTGAAGACGCTGAATTTGCGGGTGTCCTTGGGGGACAGGTCGAGGTTGGTGACCTGTGTGGTCTGAGCCGCCGTCATGGCGTTCATGATCAGGCCGCGGACCTGGTCAACGGTCTGGCCTTTTTCGATGGCTTCTTGGGCGATGGTGACGCCACCGAAGCGGGCGAAGGTTTCACCGATGGTGGTGATTTCGCGGTGCGTGGCGCGCTCGGCGGCGACGGCGCGTTGCACGTCGGCGGATGTGAGGGCTGCGGATGCGGGTGCTGCAGCAGCAGGTGCGGCAACAGGTGCCAGAGTTTCAGTGGAAGCTGTCATGGTGGTTGACTCCGTGAGTGATTTGGTGAAAGCAATAGGTGCGGATGCAGGGGCGGCTGCAGGTGCAGCGCTGGGGGCGGTGGATGGGACGGCGATGACCGGGGATGAGTTGGCGTCTGCGCTACGACCGATTCCCACCGAGCTGTCAGCCGGGCAGGAGACGATGGAGACCTCGTAGGGCGTCCATTCGGTGATGCGGTACGTGGCGGTTTCTTCCATCTCGACGGCGCCGCCGTCTTCGTTGTCTGCGGCGCCCACCACAACGGCTGCGTGGATCTGGTAACCCACGCTCACGTTTTGGCGGATGCCGTCGACAACGTCCTGGAATACCTCGCTCGCCCGCACGCTTTTTCCAAAGCGGACCACGGCGCGACATACCCTGTCTGCGCCGATGTGGACGGATTCGATGACTCCGATGTGATCTGTGGGGTCGTGGTCGCACAGGAGCGGCCCACCCCGGGTGAGGCGGTCCAGGCGCACGGCTTTGGGGGAGCAGTCAAGAATCTCGATGCCCCAATAGCGCTCGTAAGGCGTCTCGGACGCAAAGGCCAGCTCGACAGTGCGGGCGGCCTCGTCAATGGTGTCGCGCTTGACCAGAAAGGCGCGGTGCAGGATGCTGCCAGGCTGCAGCGTGGTGGCCGCTTTGCGCGTGGCTACTGGTGCTGGTGCGGACGCTGGTGCGAGTGCTGTTTGCATGGCCCCGACTTTGGCGGGGTACAGCGTTTTAAATCAGGGGGGAAATGGCACAACTTGGGTGTGCCGGTGCGGGGTTTTACCAGCGTGTGCGACGGGTCGTGCGAATCATGCGCTGGCCCATGCGGGCGATGGCGGGGTCGGGGCCGTAGGCGTTGGGGATGCGCAGGGCGCGGGCGTAGTCGAAGCGGTCGGCGTCGAGTGTTCCGACGACTGGGGAATCTCCAGATGCGAAGGCAGTGGGCCCCGTGATGGTGATTGCCGGAAATAGCCCTGATGCCGATGCGCCGCCAGTCGCTGCTGCCGTCGCTGGGGAAAGCACCAGCGCCATGAAGGTTGCGAAGGCGTTCCCCGTGCCACCTGCCGACGCTGTGGCTGTGGGCGGGGTGATGGATACGCTGCTTGGTGTCGCGCTGGCACTCGCCTTACCAGTCGCCGTCGCTGTGGGCGGGGTCAATGTGACGCTGTCCACCAACCCGGATGCGTTGCCAGCTGCACCGCCGGATGCCGTTGCCGTGGGGCCTGCAATACTGACGGATGCAAGCGAACCGCTGGCCGCTGCACTGCCGGCACCAGTGGCTGTTGGCGGGGTGATCGTTACCGCGTCGAAGTTTCCGGAGGCGTTGCCGACACCACTGGCCGCGACCAACTCCCATGCACCCACGTCATAGGCCGATCCTTGCGGCCTGGCAGTTCCGGCAATGTCATTCGCCGCGTTCGTCGTGTCCGTCGTGCCCACGTCCAGCAGCGCGGAGCCAGCCTTGATCCTGAAATCGCGTGTCGCGTCTGTCTTGTTTTCAAAGCCAGATCCGGTCGAGGTGTCGTAGGCAACCGTTGTGCACCCGCTGGGTGGCGACGATGTGTCGGTGTAGCAGGTGGTGTACGTTTTGGAGGTCGACCCACCGGCCAGCGTGGTAGCACCGCCAAAGAACGCGCAGTTCTTGAACGTTGCAGCGCCGTAGCTTCCGTTGAAGATGTTGGATGTGCTGCTACCGGTGCGCGCAAATGTACAGTTGTAGGCCGACGAACCGTTTGACAGCGCCGCAATGACACCTGTCGATCTGCCGACCACCAGGGTATTTTTGACTGTGCAGGCACCGTACGTCTTCAACGCTTCATTCGTTGTCCCAGAATTCTCTACGATGCACTTGTCAATAACCAATCCGGTTGTTCCAGTGCCGTTGAAGCCCACTGCAGTCGTCGCGGATATTTGCATCTTGCTGATGCGGAAGTAGCTCTCATTCACCGCAACCGGCGCAGACCAGGCATAAGTGCTGCGGATGCCCGCGCCGTTGGATGCGTTGTAACGCAAGGCATTGGTCTGGACGCTGGCGTTGTCAACGAAACTAGCGCCCGTGTAGGTCGTCAGTTCCTTGTACCGGGTGGCGTCGGTCGTCGTGCCTGATACCGTGAGCAGTGCGGCGCTGCTGCTGAAGAACTCTTGGTTGAAACACTCACCGCGCCAGATCTGGTCGGACGTGACAAGGTTGGCAGGAGATGCATCCTCCCAAGCCTGCAACGTGGTGTAGTCGCCGCCTGTGCCGATTGTTTTGGTTACGGTCGTTGGCATGTTACGGCTTCTTCACTGCGGCAACGACGACCTGTGCGCGCGTCAATGTGATGATCGACTTCGTGCGCTCACCCGAGAATAGGGCAGGGTTTGGCAGCTTGCTGAAGTTAATCGTCCATTCACGGCGGCGCTTGACCAGTGGGTTGTTTGCCCGCGACAGGAATGCGTCGGCCTGGGTCTGCAGGATATTGACCCGGACGATGCGCCAGTCCGGGTTTGCGAGTTCGGCAGGCGACCACTGCCAGCCGTCCGGGCAGATGCAGATTACGTCGCCCGCCTTCGAGCAGTCTTCGTCTGGGCCTTTGTCGACAATGCGGATCAGGGCTTCCATCTGTACCCCCAACGCTCAAGCAGTTCGTTACCGCCCTCTGCTGCCCACACCGCCTCGACATCGGCAGTCCAGATGGTCCGGTAATCGGAGTGCTGGGCGAACCATGTGGCAGTGAGCCCTTCCAGCTCATCGAAGGCACCATCGAGCCAAGGGGATTCAAGGTAGGTCGCAATGCGCCGCATCTCGGCGTCTGACGCTGTCAGTGCTTCGTAGCTGACCACCAGGGTCTGAGGATCTGACAGCCAGCCTTCAAACGCTGCCATTTCGTCCACCAGGGAGGCGTACTGAAACCTACGAAATGCCGTGATGAACATCCCCGGCGTCACTGGCTGGCCGTTGAACCTGAGCCAGGAGCAAACCACGTTTCTGGGATCGCGCCGGATGAAAACATGTTGACCTATCGGTCCAACAAAGGCAATGTGGTCGACCACGCAGGGATGGCCGAGCAGTTGCACGGCCTTCACCAGGGCGTGGTTTCCTGCCTTCGCAAATCCTGTTGTCGTTACCATTGCTTTTGATCCCGCGTGTCTTCAATGTGGATGAACGTGCAGCCCGTAATCGCGTAAACCTCGGCGCGCAGCTCCTGTGTCGGGCAGATCGTTGACACAACGACGTTGAAGCCCTGACGGTCGAGCACCCTGGCCAGGTGGGCAACGCGCAGGTTCTGCGTCCGGCGGTCTTCATCAGAGAACCCCAAGTCGGTCCACACACGGCGCATGTCGTCGCCGTCGAGGTGAATGGTCTTGGTGTCCAGCAGTTTGCGGGCCAGGGTTGACTTACCGCTGCCACTGGCTCCGTGAATCCACTGGATGGTCATGGCGATTTATCCGCCGTTGACGTACAGCGGCGCGGTGAATGTGACGTTGAAGTCAGAGGCGGTCGAGCTGATCGTTCCACCAAAGTCCACAAAGGTGACCAGCTCATCGGTTGCCGCGGATCCGATGACCTTGTAGAGCCAACCTCCGACCGCGCTAAGCGTTGAACTTGTCCAGCCAGGTGCCAGGTTAGATATTGTCACTGGCGTTCGGTCATTGGTTGTATCAATCGACCCAACCGTGACGGTGACGGCCACGCCACCTGCGGTGTAACCGGTTCCGGTGATTTCATTCGTTACGTCGTTTCGGAAGTCATAGGCGTCATAGTTGGCCTCTGATGGCAAGGACGAACACAGCAGGAACTTGTAGGTTCCAGTGAAGTACGCATCAGCCATGCGCTTGGTGAGGGTAAGGCTGTTTCCGTTTGCCATGGGGTTACTCCTGGGAATTTGCGCCCATCAGGGCATAGAGAAAGATGTAGACGACGATGAGGGCGATGGCGGCGATGGTCATCATGGTTGTGGCGCGCTCGCGGCGGCTCCGGCTGCTGCAGCAAGTTGCTGCGGGTTGGGGGTGTTGGGCAGCTCCACGCCCAGCGTCTTGCGCAGGTCGGTGGCGGCTTTGATTTCGACCAGCAGGTCTTCATAATCCCAGCCCAATTTGCTGGCCACGCTTTGCGGGCTCTTGAGGCCGGCGTTGATGGCGGCGATGTCGGCCTCGATGTCTTTCAATGGGTCAACCCACTCCCAGCGGCGGGGCTGCCAGGCGTGGGCGCTGAATTTGTCGAGCTTGACCATTGGCAGGGCCGAGCCGTTGGGCATGGTGATCTGGCCGAAGGCGAGCGCGCTCTGCATGAATTCGGCGTGGACGCGGTCCAGAAAGCTACTTGAGAACCATTCCTGGATCAGCATCCAGGCGTCGCGCTCTTCCAGGGTGCCGCTGCGGATGCTGCTGAAGGACACGCCTTCAAGGTCATTGGCCAGGGTGTGGTAGGCCACGCCCAGGCCGGATGCCACGCCACGCAGGTTGGCTTTGACGAAGTCGGCATACATTGCCGTGGGGTAGTCGGGGTTGAAGGGTTGGAACTGGACGCCTTCGGGCAGGCTCTGGAAGGTGCCGGGGTCGGCGTCCATCATCAGGCCGCCGTCTGCGGTGCCGTCATCGGTGTCGTCATCGGTGCCGGTGCTGACCACTTCGGCCTGGCCGTCTGGCGTGGTGAAGAAACCCATCTTGCTGGCGCCCACGCGGGCGGCAATGACGGCGGCTTCTTCGTAGCCGCCCAAGTTGTTCAGGCGGATCATGGCGGCGTGGGCCCAGGGCATGCCGCGGACTTGCTCGGGGCGGTCGGCCACGAATTCATGGATGATGTCTTCGGCCGGCACGCGAATGCGGGGGTGCTCCACATAGCCGGTGGTGGTCTGGTACATCTCGCCGGGGTGGGCGGCCTTGAGGTAGTAGGCGACGGGGCGGCCGTAGGCGTTAAGCTCCACGCCCATGCGGATGGCGTTGGCGCCTTTTTCGGCCATCTGGTTGTAGCCGGTGTCTAGGCGATCCACATCAAGCACCTGCAGGGCGATGCCGAAGGGGTTGCTGGCGGCCTTGCCGCGCACGATCTTGATCAGAAACTCGCCATCCCGCGCGGCGGCTTTGATGGCGAGCTGCTGCAGGCCGACCATGCCCATGCGGCCGGTCACGTCGCACACGCCTTTTTTGCAAAAGCGGTCCCACGCCATTTCGATGGCATTGTTGGCAAAGGTGTCGGGCTTGGCGGGGGTGTCGTACACGCGGGCCTGGAAGCGAAAACCCACCGGACCGACCACGTTGGTGGTGACCATGGCGAGCCACTTTTTGACGTATTCATCGTCGTTGGCGAGCTTGCGGGAGCGGGCGCGGACTGAGTCGAGGCTGCGGTGGATGTCGCTGTTGGCGCTGCCGCTGGTCGTCGTCCAGCCCTGGGTCAGGCGGTTGATCTGGGCGGCGGCGTAGTTGCGCTTTTGCAGCTGCGCGGGCGGCTGGATGCGGCGCACGGGCGTGAGGCCTGCGCGGTCTTGTCCACCGGGGCGCTGCTGCAGCCATTTGCCGAGCACGACGCTGCTTTTGGTGGCCACGCGGGATGCGTCATACCAGTGAGCGGGTGTATTCATCGGCTGTTGAACCTGGTGTAGAGCTGGTTGCGGGGGGCCAGGCCGGCGGCCAGGCGCACGGCGTTGTCTTCGCGGGCGACCTCGGCCTGCAGGCGGCTGCGGAAGGCGAGAAAGTCGCCC